TGTTTTATACTGGATATTGTCAGTAAGGGTCAAGCTGCATCACGTCCTTTCACAAAAAATCAATCCTTTCTAATCCCGGCCAACTCTGCCGAATACCGATAAAACGCCGCTTCATCCCGGCAATCCAGCGCCTGGTCGATCAGTCTCCGCAGCCGTTGCTCTCTAAACCGCTGAATCGATTTTTCCAGGATCACTTCGGCCAGCATGCCACGGGCTTGCTCATAGCGCATCTGCATATATGCATCAAGATACATTCCGAGCCCTCCTTTGTAAGAGAAGAAGCAGCTCACGCTGCTCCTCCGCCTCCTTGCATTTTCTTGGCCGCCAGTTTGCGGTAGGCATTGTACCGCGAGGACAATTGCCCGCTTGTCATGCCGTTCTCAATCGCAATTTCCCGCCAAACCTTATTCTCCTTCAAGCGTTTTTCAAGCAGGTCTGGGAATGGAATCGGCTGGCCCTCATACTCGATCTCTGGAAAGATTGGTCTCTCCTGCAGAATGAATTTATCCAATTCTTCCTTGCTTACCTCTTCCTGACTATCATGGTCTGCCGGATCGGCGTTGTCGGCTTCCCCGCCTTCGCCCGAAGCGGATTCTCCGGAAGCTTCGCCTTCGGTTCCTTCGCCATCCTGGCCATCTGCGGCAGGCTCGCCCTGCTCCCCGCCGGTTTGACCTTCGCCGTCCAGCCATTCCGGCTTCATCCCGGCGTCGCCAGGCTCTCCCTCGCCGGTTTGCTCCTGTTCCTGCTGCTCGGAACCTTCAATCTTGTCTGGTGATACTTCCCCTTCACCATCACCAGTCTGTTCACTGTCTGAACCTTCCTGCTGACTGAACAGGTTCGCTTGGTTTGGATCGTCTCCTTCCCGCTCTCCAATACTTGTAACGACACCTGAAGCGTCGGTAGTAACGCGACGTCCAGGGCTCGCTTGATACATGCCATCCTCATCCTCGCCAAAATCAAAAGCTCCTTGCGGATCGCCAAGGAACACATTGATTTCCTCGCCTTGGTTGCTACTCAGAAAGAGCAAATGCGGCAGTGCAGCCTTCAACGGGATAAGCAGCTTCACTTCTACGCTTGATTCGCCGATTTTAATACCCTTTGCGATTTCCCCAGTAAACTTTGCATGATCTTTTATCACCCTGAACCCATCCCCTTTGGATTTATTGGAGTTGCTTGATCTTTATTTCAATGCGCGGCCTGGCGCTGTATCGCTTTCGGACAAAAGCGTCCACCACCTGGCTGTCGTCCTTCCAAATCACTCCCTTCAGCGCATCCTTAACGCCTTTCAGGTAGTTGTCCGCATCCGGCTTGGAAACCGGAAGGATTTCGCCTCGCTCCGCTGCCGCTGCCTTTTTCCTGCTGAAGCTCTTCGGTGTGGAGCGGTAGGCAGTCACCGCGATTCCCAATGGCCCCTCCAGCAGCTTAGCTGGCGCATGTCCCGTAGCGGCTAGGCGAACATAATCTTTAAAATCCCTAGATTTCTTAGGGTCGTACAGCCTGACGAATCCGCCGACCGTGGTTGCCCGCGGTCTACCTTGCGCGACGGGTTCGCCGTAAACCACGAACTGGATCATGCTGCTTGCCTCCCCTCTGCCGAGGCGGCATCATAGCCGAGTCCAGCACATAGACTGTTCCTACAGCCATCCCGCTGTCGTCCCATACCGTGAAGAAGTTTCGCTGTTGGAAGAACGGATCTGGAAGCTTCCGCTTATTCTTCATCTTGCGCATCGCCCCCGCCTCCTTCCCGCTCGCCGAAGGTGATTTCATATTCGGCAATGCCCTCGTCAACTTCCGCCGGCTCCAGGTCGGAGAACTCAGCCAGCAAATCAGCCCGCTCAGGTTGCTTGCCGGTATCCATCACCCGGCGCCGGATATGATTGTAAACGTGCCAGTAATTCCGGCGCCCGATCATTACGCCCACCGCCGCACATTCCGCGTATTGCCGGAAACCCGGTGAATAATTATCAGTTCCGGAGTCTTCCCTTTGATATCCCGCTCGACTAACCAATTGTCTGCATTCAAGCCAGCCGCCTTGATTTCATCCTTCTGCCGGCGCGTCGGCCGCTTCCCTTGCTTCATGCTCGTTTCCTCCCTCTCACTGCGCCCATTTGCGCTTGTTTAAATCCTTCACGTTCTGCTGCTTCGGAGGCTGTTCATTATGGCCACGTTCATAATCCGCGAACCGGCAGAAATTCCGCATATACACAGCCTCCACCGTACCTGTTCCGGTGTTCCGCCCCTTGGCCACGATGATTTCGACGATGTTCTTCTTCTCGGTCTCTTGGTTGTAGTAATCGTCTCTGTACAGAAAATCCACTTCGTCAGCGTGAAACTCAATCTGGCCCGACTCCCGCAGGTCCGACATCATCGGCCGCTTGTCCTGACGCTGTTCGACGCTGCGGCCAAGCGAACTGATCGCGATGACGGGGCAATCCAACTCCCGGGCCATTTCCTTGAGCTGGGCGGTGATGTATCCGACCTCGGTGTCACGGTTCGGGAACTTCCGCCCTGCCGAAATCATCTGCAGGTAATCAACGATGATTTCGATCTCCCCGTGCTCCCGCTTGAATGACCGTGCTTTGGAACGAATTTGCTGAACGGTCATGCCAGGATCAGAATCGATATAGAGTGGCAGTTTGTCCATTTCGGAGGCTGCGGTCGTATATCGGGTCCAGTCGTCCTCATCCAGCCGTCCAGTTTTGAATTTCATACCGTCAATTCCGCCCATCATGGCGGCGAACCGATCCACGAGGGCGACATCGCTCATTTCAAGGCTGAAAAACGCAACTGCATTGACTGTTCCCGACTTCGATGCGGCGACCGCTTCGTTCATCTCCAGCGCCGTCTTTCCCACGGAAGGCCGGGCTGCAACGATGATCAGATCCCCTTTCTGGCGCCCGCCGGTCAGCTTGTCCAAATCAGTCAGTGCCGTCTTGACGCCGGTAAGCCCGCTATCGCGGTTCGCATAACGCCGCTCAACAACGTCAAAGTGATCACGTACCAAGACGCCCAGCTTGCGTAGACCCTTCCCCTTTGCCGTTTGATCAGCCATGGCGGCTGCTGTTTCCTGAAGGCCAGCTATAATCTCCTCCAGATTGTCCGACTGCTTCGCCCCTTGAAGTTGATCCTGCAACTGCCGAATGGCCTCGCGGTGAATGGAACGATTCTTGACGATGCTGGCGTAATACCTGAGATTGGACGCCGTGGGCACCGCCCGAGCGATCTTCGCCAGATAACTGACCCCGCCAATATCCTCAAGCTCTCCCCGGTCTTGAAGCTTCGCCGTCAAGGTAACCAGGTCGATCGATATGTCACTGTCTCGCAGTTCCTTCATGGCTTCGAAGATTTTGGGATGCTCTGGCTGATAAAATTCATCGCCAGACAGCATCTCGTCGGCATCATCAAACACTCCCGGGTCCAAAAGAACGGCCCCCAGCACCGCCTGCTCAGCGAGAATGCTGTACATCGGGCTGCTGTTGAATTCGTCACTCATCCGGATCACTCCCTTGAGGGAGCCATGGCGGCGGCGTTGCTTTCCGGGACCATTCGTCCATTTCCTGCAACCGCAGCGCCGTATCCGTGACGCCCAGGATGCTTACCGGACGCTCCGGGTCGTGAATAGGCTTCATCAGGTCTGCCGGCGTCGGTTGGAATGTACTGCGGCGGACATGTTGGAGCAGGTTTTGCTTTGCTCGCTCAAAAGGGTAATCTCCGAGAATCTCCGCCCACAGCGCGGCTTTAATCCCGGCCTCGTCAATCGAAAAATTTGGGTACGTGTTGTGAATGATCAGAAACAGTTGTGCTACCTCTGTTTTCTTCACGCTGTCCCTCCTCGTAAATCTTTTTGAGCACCTCGTTTCCATGCTCGTGCCTGTTCCTGTAGCCGTGAGGATTACCACGTTTTGGAGGACCGTGCCCGGATGCAGGCACCGACCTCGTAGCTTCAAACTGTGAATCTATCACCATGGCCGCTTCAAGTGTTTTGGCCTCAGCCCTGAAATAGTCATCCAGTATTTTCGTGATCAGGTTAAAACGGTATCTGGTGGAAGCAATCGCTGCGCGCTCAATAGCCCGAATAACGACTGCCTCCTCCATCCCGTCCTGATCGATATAAACTCCCAACTTGCTTGCTTGGAATGGATTGCATTCAAAACCGAACACTCGCTTGTGTGCCGCGTAAAACGATTCGTATGATTTCGGCTCCTCTGCCGCAGATGCAGCAGAAGAAGAAAGATCTTTTAATACAGTGTGCCGAAAGTGGTTCCCTGAGGTTACAGCTTTGGGAAAGTGGTAACCTGACGTAACAGCTTTATGGTCAACTTCCGAAAAGTTGTTCCCTAAGTGGTTCCCTGAGGTTACAACTTCCTGACCTACTTCCTCCGACCTGTTACCTGAGGTTACAGGTTTTGAAGGCCCAACAAGATGAAAATTGATAGAATACGTCCCTCTTGAAGACCCCCGGGGAGGAGGTTCATATGCGATTATTCCGGCCTCTACTAGCTTGGAGCGATAAACATTTAGGGTCTTGCGAGTGGCAATTCCCGTTTGAACCTGAAGCTCGGTATTGGTCATCTGAAAGGTCTGCATCCAGTCCAATTTGCTGGATTTGCGCCACAAAGCGACGGCTATAGCCAAACCTTCCGGGCCAAATTCCTCAGGTCCACCGATCGCTTCAAACTGGTTCAGTAGGCCGGAAAGAGATGGTTCTCTGGCTGTGTCGGACATCTACTCCCCCCTCCCGCAGCAGCCGTATATCGGTTAATTCTTGACGATTTTAATAAAAGTGCCGTTCATGCCCTTTGCCTGCAATCCGGCCTGAACACCATCAGTCAGTGCTTCGATGGTATTGCCCAGAAGGGGGCCGACCCCAGAGGAATCAATTGCTGCAATAGCAACGCATGATCCAAGCGCAAAGGATGCGGATTGCAGGAAATGGGCAATATGCTCTTTACTTTGGTCAGAAGCGCTCTCCAGTTTGTCCACCAGAAAATCCAAAATTTCGTTCGCTTCCTTCTTTGCCTGTTCTTCCGTCAAAGCGCTCATATGGCACGCTCCCTTTTCGTTTTTTCTTTCCATGCTTTGTCGCCCAGGCAATCGCCGGGGCTCGCCTCGAAATGCCGGCGGCCGAGGACGTAGGAAACAAATTTGTCCGTCGCCCGCTCGTAGTACATGCCATTCAGAACCGGCGGCGCCGGGGCGGATAGGTCCTCTTCACCAAATAAGTCCAGTTGCACAACATCATTCATGCCTGCCGCCCCCGATCATCCTGAATGTAGATGTACGGATACTTGGCACGAACCACTGAAAACCCCGGATATCCACGCTTGAAATACTCCCGCACCTCTCGCTTAAACGCCTCTTCGTCATCCCACAGCGCCCAAATTCTCTCCCCGATCATGCTTGTCCAGATACGCTCACCCATCGGACCATTCATCGCTCGGCCACCCGGACGACAGCGCCGGTCAACTCCTGTATTTCCCGCTTAAAGAGTGCGGCGTCGCTGTTACCGTCTGACAAGTGCAGCAGCCAAATCTCCTCGACACCGCGGGTATCATTGGCTTTCAGAAAATCTTTTACATGCTCCAGGCTGAAATGAGAGCGCAGCAGCCGTTTCTTCTGTGCCGGATGAAGCTCCCCGGCCAGAACCCGGCGGTTGACAATCTCCTGGGAATAGTTGCACTCGATCATGATATGAGTCAGGCCCGAGAAGCGGTATCTTCAGTAATAAGAATCAGTCAGGAAAACGAGCTTGTCGCCGTCCTGGTCAGCCAGAAGGAATCCCAACGGCTCCGCTGCGTCGTGTTCAACGCCAAACGGCAGAATCGTCCAGGAACCGACGGTGAATGTCTCCAGCGCCGTCACTGGGCGCAGGCGGTGCCCGGAAAGCTTAAGGGCCTCCGCCGTCCCCCGGCTGGTATACACCGGAATACCGGCGCGCATGATGTCCGCCGCTGCCCGGCTGTGATCGCCGTGCTCATGGGTAATCAGGCAACCGGCAATCTCCGACATGTGAAACTGCAAAGCCCGCTGAATCGCCTTATACGGAAAACCGGCTTCCAGCAGGAGCGCGGTCTGCCCATCCGTAATCCGGTAGGCGTTGCCGGCGCTGCTGGAGCCGAGACATTGGATATCGATCATGGGCTAAAACAGCATTTCTTCCTCCGGGTTCCCGCCAGCGGGCGGGTCCATCGGAGGAACGTCACCGGAGAAATCACCCGGAGTAGACGGGCCATCTGCCCCTTCAGCATTCGGAGTAACATCAATGATGTTCTTATTCGCATTAGCTCTAATCTCTTCATTAACTTCTGCCTCAGCAAAATCTTGCTCCATTTGCTTCAAGCGCAGATAATCATCGTCGATCTTCTGACTGTCAATGGTGATGTCGCTGTGAGCAGCACGGTAAACGGTTTTCCAGCACATTTTCTCGTACCAGCCCTCAACCGTTTCTTTGCCGACCTTTTTACCGTTTTCCCATTTATCCTTCTCGCCACCCCAAAACTCAGGGCTGGCATGATCCGGTTTCCGTTTTTCAATATCCTTGACAGTCATCATGACAAGTTTGTTTTTCTCAGGATTTTCAATGTATGAGTGGAAGTAGAAACCTCCCACAATCTTTCCTCGATCAAAAGCATTGGTGATTTCAAATTCGTACCCCTCATATTGATGGGTGGCGTCTTTCTTGATTGGTTTAAATCTATCAGTCGAGTAAACCAGTTCGACCGTTACATGGTTTGGAACATCCAGGCCATACTTCACAGCTTTAAGCTCAAGCCCTCTGTACCCTTCGACAAAACCGATATCATACTTGTTGGTATTGTTATTTTTGAAAGGAATCAGATTGATGTGATTCGGCTGCGCTGGGTCAAACCCGATCCGGGCATAAGCAACAACATCACGGGCCAGTTTGTCCATGTTCACGTTCGCCCAGGTCACAGACAACTGATCCCGGTATTTTTCAGATTTCTTGAGCCGCTTTTCCTCGGTAGTTTTCAGCACTGCATCCAAAGCAATAAAGTAATTCTGAGCCAGCCGCTTCTGGAAATTCGTCAGAGCGACCTCTCCCACACTTGAGCCAAATTCGGAAATGACTTTGGTCATGAAACGTTGGGATTGTGATAGTTCTTGCTTGGCGACAGCTTGCTCCCCGTTTTGGGAAGTTTGTTGTTTTTGTGTAGTCAAATCAAATCGCCTCCTGAATAGATTGGTTCTCCAGCCGAAGCTGCTTGTCAGCCGCGCTGACCACCAGCCTGATTACCTGAGCGTCCGTATCGATCAGTTGCGTTACGGCCTCCGCGTTGTCAACGAAAATCGGGGCTGAGAAGCCGTAATGGGCGCTTAGCGTCCGAATGATGTCCAGGCCGACATTGATCCGGGCCGCATTATTGAGCCCGCCATCATACGGCACGCCCTGATAGAGAGTGTCGCAAACCTCTTTCATGCCACCATTGACCTGCTCCTCGAACAGCCGGAAGCGGGCCAGGCGGAACTTGCTGTTGATCTTAGCGTCCAGCATGCTGACCTTCGTGCGGGTAAACTCTTCGCAGAGAAACAATTCCCGCTGAATCCGCTCGTACTCGGCGGCGAGGTCACTCTCCTGCTGCTCCAGCTCGGAGATCCGCTGCTCTGCCCGCCGGATGCCGTCGAACTTGGCCAGGTCACTCTCCATGTCTTCGACCTCCCGGCGGAGCCGCCCGATCTCATCCCGGACGGTTGCCGCAGCGGACTGGCTTGACTCGCGGAGCTGCTTGATTTCCTCCTGCAGCCGGGCCGCCTCCGCTTGCTTGCCGGCATATTCCGGATCAGCCGCCGGGTCCTTGACGCCCGAACGCAGGTCGGCCAACTCCGCATCGGCGGTGGAAATCCCCGTTTGAAGCACGGCCAAGGCGTCGTTCAGTTGATCAATCTCAGTTTGCAGCCGGACAACCTCCTGTTCGAACCTCTCAGCTTCGGCTACCGCTGCCTTGCCGTCGACATTGATGCGCTCCTTCCGGTCGGAGATCTGGCGATTGAAGTCGGCTTCGGCTTTGGCATGAGCGGCTTGAATCTGTTCAGCCGGCAGGACCTGGCCGCAAGTCGGGCAGTTTTCTTCATGATGGTGCTCGAAGATCTGCTCTTTCAGGGCCGCGAACTCCGCCCGCAGCCGGTCCGCCTCCTGACGACGCCCGGCGGCCAGACGCTCGTTTTGCTTAATCCGCTGCTGCTTGTCCTCGACATTCCGGCGGTAACGATCCTGTTCCTGATGCATTCGGTTGACCTCATCCCGTTTCAAGGCCACCTTGTCCAGAACAGCCGACTGCAGCCGAGACTTGATTTCTAACTGCTCTGTCTCGATCTCGCGAAGGCGTTTCTCCTTGGCCGCTATCTCACCGCCGGATAAGATACGGGAAACCTCTGCTTCCCGCGCCTCAATTCGGCTCCGGAGCAGCGCGATGTCATCCTTCAGCAAGTCTTCGTCCAGTTCGGCAACGTCCGGCATTTGCCGCTGGACTTCGCTGATCCGGACCGGGAGCTCACTTATCTCCCTATTAATGGAAGAAATCCGGGCGGAAATGACCTTTTTATGAGACTCCATATCCCTTCCGGCCAGGATATCCGGTAGGAGCTCCAGCTCTTTGTTACCGTGAATGACCTCGGCATCCGTCAGGTCGCCGCACACTTCGAGCAGCGTCTTGCGCCGCTGGTCTTTGCTCAGGATCTCATTAAAGTAGGCCGGGCTGGTCAGCAGCCGGAACAAATCTTCCTTGATCACTGAATCTACCTCAGCTTGATATTCCCTCATGCTGCAAGGGACTCCGTCGACATAATAGGTGGTCGAATGCCCCTCGAAGGTCTCAACCGGCGCGCCGCGCTTCTTCGTCCATTTCTCGGCATACACCCGACGGAAAGTCCGGCGGCGGCCGTCTACGAGCAGCGTTGCCTCCACTTCATGCTCCAACTTGTGCTGAAGCACCTTCCCGGAACTGTTCAGCGTCTTGATCTCGAATTTTTGCTCTGTCCGGTTCGCGCTGTCCTTGCCGAACAAGGCCCACAGGAACCCATCGAACAGAGTGGTCTTGCCCGTGGCATTATCACCGTAGACATCAACGTCCCCACCGTTTGCGGCGAGGACAAATTCTTTAATCCCTTTAAAATTACGGAGTGTCAGGCGCTCCAAACCGATACGCTTCAAGCGATCTCCTCCTTGGCTGCCGGAGTTACCGGCTGCGGATATTTGATATTGTCCAGGTGCGAATTCACTGCATATGCAACATCCGCAATGACATCGTCAGACAAATGAAGCTGAACTGATTGGCCTTCGGAACGCAGCGTCAGCACCGCGGGTGAATAATGGTTTTTCGGAGTTATTTCAACTTCTACTGGTTTACCCTTGGGATCAAATGATATTGCCATACCCATGATTCCAATCACTCCCTCTTGTGTAATGCGCCCCCACCTGCTAAGATGAGGGCAAGAGCATATTTAATTGTCAAGGAACAGAATGGCCGCCTGCACGCGGTCATTTTTGCGTTTCCGGTGGATCGTCGTGCTCGGCAATCGTCTTCCAGTCCACTATTACCGGGGCATTTTCGATGCTGGTGATAAGATCGCCGTTCTCGTCTTCAACGAAATACTCCGAATGAACATGGCTTTCAGATTCACTTCCGACCTGCCTAATTGCGATTACTTCATGACCATCAATCTCCGTACCGACTTCAAAGAACCGGTTAGGGTTACTCAGCACTGTCAATTTCTGAATGACTTGCATAAGAGGCCTCCTTCCTATGTAATTTTCAAGGTGGGCGAGGGAGTAATTGCACCAATAAATACGGCCTTTTCGGCTCCCTTGACCTATTTGAACCGCCACCACCTTGCGGTTTCCCGCGACCATCGCCCTCGAAAGGGCTAGGTTTCGTCCGTTCCGCAACAGACTCTTCAGGCGGTCATTACACTCTTGGCGGCCAGTCCCATTGTTCCGCCCCATTTCCTTGACGAACGTTCAAAGCGTTGAACTGTCTGCCAAATTCATTCCACACAGCCAAGTTCACAACGTCGTCCAACACCCATGTGATTATTGCAGCGAACGTCTTACCTTCAGTGTCGCGATAGTGCACAATTCGCCCGATAGATGGCTTCATAGAGTAGTCCTCCCTTCCCTATGTATTGATGCGTCGGTCGCATCTTGGAGCACCGGAAGGAGGAGTGCCCCGAAGGGCTCCGATGCTCCAAGACAGGGCCGAGGCCGCTGTCACAGGCGCCTATTCATCGGGCGCCTGAATGATATAGTTGAAAATGAACTGCCTGTCCGCTTCCGGGTAAAATGGAAGGCCGGCGATCTCATTCCGGCACCGAAGGTGAAGCTCATCCCTTCTGCGCCAGAGTGCTTGAAACTCTTCCGACAACGGCGAAATTTGACGTACAGCCTTGAGGAGCTCATCGGTGTTTTGCTTCAATTCTTCCCGGGTTTCGATGTACCGCCGGGCGAAAGGAAGAGCGATTTCTGCCGTACTCACGCCGCCCCCTCCTTGCGCTTTTGACGATCAAGGGTTAAAATGGACGACAAGAGACTTATTAAGCGAGTTCTCAAATTCAGCGACTGCCCTGGCCGGCGGTCGTTTTTCATTTCTGTTTCCGATTCTGCAACGCGGATCACTTGGTTCAGATAAGCCTCAGCATACTCAATCTTCCCCGGTAGCATGGTTTCCGGGTTCTGCCGGATCACCTGCAGGTTATGCATGGCCCGCTCCCCTGCCGCTCTTGCTTCGGCTACCAATTCTGCTCTGTCCATCCTTCAACCCTCATTTCAAGTAATGTTTTGATGCCATTTCCGACCGGTGTTCACTCCATAATCCAAGGTAGGAAAAGCCATATTTCCGGCATTGCACAGCGACATTGTGAGTCAACGCCGTGATCGCTTCGATCTGCTCAAGTAAAGCACCCTTGATTTGCCCTCGTTCCCGATCGGTCAATTGCTCTGAATGCTTGGTAATCGGCAACTTGAGCAACGCCTCTTCCGCCTCCCGAATCTCTTCGATCGTCTTTATGTAGGCGGAGCTGGGATGCAAATCCGCCCCACTCAGCCACGGAACCGATGCCCCACCGGTGACTTCGGCCGCCGCTGCGATGTACAATTGCCCGTCATCGTAATGTAAAGCAGCCGCATGCATGACCGGCTTTGATGGCTTCCGACTGCCTTTAATGATCTTCCCAATCTGTGAGCCGTCTACATGAGCGGCTCGCCCGACTTTTGCTAAAGTGTCTCCCTTCTGCTTCATCATGTCCTTCAACGCTTGGGGAAAATGTCCAATTGCCAAGTTACGATCACCTCATTTGTCCAATTTGATGGGATGCTTTTGGACAGAGGCCTGATGTATGATTTTCTTAAGCAATTCCCCTTGCCCATTCCCTTCCCGCCGACAGCGGTACAGTTCGGCGGGTTTTTCTCACCCAGCAGCATCTTCTTGCTTGGCTTTGCGATCCTGCTGAATCTGTTCCGCATACTTGACGTTTGCGGCTGCCAAGAATTTATGAAGCTTGTCCCAAGCTTTATCCGAGAGCCCGGGATTATAGGGCGCTGGCACTTGTTTTTTCATGATCGGAACCTCCTTTAGAATTTCAGCAATACATAACGGGTTTTGTTTTGATCGGGCCAGATGCTGTGCAACGTCCAGCCTTCATTGAGAAGCTTGTCCGCTTCGGTCCAGTCATGTGTTTCGCGAACGCCAGTAGCGTCGGTCAGGCGATGTTCCATTTAGATCACCTCCTTCTGTAAGGAAGGTTTATGAAACGTTTTGTTGCTTGTATCTGCAAAAAAAAGTGTCCAGTCAAATTTAAGAACGGAAGCAATTCTTTTTGCGAGATCAACACTGGGATTTCGATTACCAGCTTCGATCATTCCATAATATTGGCGACTGATACCAGAACTTTCTGCAATTGAATCTTGGGTTTTACCATCAGCATTACGTAAATCAATCAACCATTGTCTCGCCATTTCACCACCCCTATGCAACAATTCGTTTCGTTGATACACACAATATAACGCAACGTTTTGTTTCTGTCAATAGTTCTATGCTTCTTTTTGTTGCGTATACTTTTTAGCAACAATAAGTTGCGTTATACTCCTCCTAAAGAGGTGATAACGTGATCCGTCTCGATCGTTTAAGAGAACGAAGGATTGAAAATAAGTTGACCCATGAAGAATTGGCTGAGAAGCTTGGAATTTCGCGCCAAGGATATGGAAATTACGAGTCTGGAAAACGTGATATCGATACTGATACACTTGCCCGAATTTGCCAGATTCTTGACACTGACTCCGACTATCTACTTGGACTTACAGATAAACCGAAGTGGGAACCAAGTCTTTCATTCTACGGAGGTCCTGAAGGTTTGACAGAAGACGAGTTGGAAGAAGCCGAGGCTGCTGTAAGACGGTACCGTGAGATGAAGGAACGAGCTGCAAGAGAAGCCGAGAAGAATAAATAACGCTGGGGGAAGTATGAAAAAGCTAGTGCTTGTTTTATTTTCGATTTTTGTCTTAGCAGGCTGTGGTCCATCCAAAGCACATGAGGCGGCAGACTTGGCTAAGCAAGCAGATCAACATTACAACTCAGGTGACTTGCAGAGCGCCGAAGCAGTGTATCAGAAGTCGCTGGACACGGCAGAAGACCCAGAGGTCAGACAAAAGCTCACCACTACCCAAAATGAGATCGCTGCACTCGATGCTGTGAGGAAATCGCTGAATGAACTCAAATCATCTAAGCTTGAGATTTTACAGGCGACTGAGCCAGCGGATCAGTTGGAAGTGGCTAAAAGAATTGAGACAATCGTTACTGATCTCCCAAATATATCGGCACCCGAGTCAACAGGAGTCTCCTATTATCTAGAGAAGCTTAAAAATGACACAGATTTATTCATGGTCCAAACCAATATAAGTCTTTATATTACATACCTACAAAGTGGTATCTCAGGAGAAGATAGTTTTTCAAAGTTATCAGACTCCATTGATATTTTCCTGAAGGATCATTCAGCAATCAGCAATTACAAATAACTATAAGCCAGCAATGGCTTTTCTTTTACACCAAAAACCGAACATACGTGCGCTAAATGGAGGATGTTACATGGATATGAACAAATATTTCAAAACTTTATTGGAGCAGAGCATCGAAGAATACTACATCGCAAACGGCATTTTGACTCCAGATGATCTTGTTATCGACCGAATCGCTGAAATCTTCGACGTTGATGTAGCTTACAACGAGCTCCGGACATTCTCTGATAATGAGCTTCGTGTGATCTTCATATGCCTTACCGATGATCTTAATGCAAGACGCCTGTCATTCTTTCATGAACTCTGTCACGTATTACGGCATGCCGGAGATCAGCGGCGAATGCCTGAGCTATTCCTCCAGTTGCAGGAGGCTGATGCTGATCGCTTCAGCCTATATGCTGCTCTCCCTTTTTTCATGTTGGAAACGATTCGGCTTCCGCAATCAGAGGATGAAGCTGCTGGTCTTCTCGGAAAGGTCTTTCAGGTACCGCCCAAGTTGGCCAAGGAGCGACTAACTCAGATTAAAGAACGGATCTCTGGCGTTGAATTCATGGAGAGCTTTACATATACAGCGGCAGCCATGGAAGAACGCATACCAGAACCGATAAACTCAGATCCAGTCATTCGGGGGATATACGGCCTCGAAGACCTCTCCCGGCCGCACACGCTCGTCATCGAGCAACGTGAAGGGTTTGACTGGGAAAGCCCGCTACATATTGAGGTAGACGGCTGCTTCAAGAGTGTCGATTCGCAGTCGCATTCGTACCGTGACGGGGCTGTTGTCCGATCCGGTGATCTGAAAATCCCCCGGGGCCACGCTGGCTATGTAACGATCGATATGGGGCGTATTGCCTCCCGGCACGGACAGACGGCGAATAGATTGTTTTTGCCAATGGAAGCTGTCGATGATGCGATAAATTTTTAAGATAACCAAATTCAAAGGAGAGATTTTGATACTGTCGTCGTTACTGATCCCAGCCGATTGTTCAGGGATGCCGCTGCATTCGTGGAATTTGAACACGGTCTATTGCAACAAGGAATACAATTAATATTTGCTCAGTAATGAGGTGACCCACATGGTAGCAAAAGCAGATAAAACACCAATTGGCGTGATGAGGGCCGCCATATACATCCGCGTCTCCACCGACATGCAGGCAGAGGAAGGATTTAGCATCGAAGGCCAGCGTAGCCGCCTGACCAGCTTTGCTGAGTCCCAGGACTGGAGCATATACGATTTTTATGTGGATGACGGGTATTCAGCCAAGGATTTAAAGCGCCCAGACATGCAACGCATGCTGGCCGATATGGAAGAAAGGAAATTCGATGTCGTCCTGGTATACAAATTGGACCGTCTCACACGCTCTGTTGCTGACCTGCACGCATTGCTCAAGACATTTGACCTACACGGCGTCAAGTTTAAGAGCTCCACAGAGATTTTTGAGACGACTACGGCCATGGGGCGGTTCTTCATCACTCTCGTCGGTGCAATGGCTGAATGGGAGCGTGGGACGATCTCAGAGCGTGTACGCTTTGGTGTCGAGCAAATGGTCGCAGAAGGACGGCGCCCCGGCGGTGTACTGCCGTATGGGTATACGCAACAAGGTCAGTTAATTCCCGAAGAGGCCGAGCTGATCCGTGAGGTCAGGAAAATGTATTTAAGCGGGAAGGGGTATAAGACAATCGCTATGAAGCTCAATCGGTCCAACAAACAGCGCCGCGGGCATGACTGGACAGATGCAACCGTTGGGTACACGCTGGAGAATCCGTTCTACGCCGGTATCATACGGCTGGGTTCGAAGACAGCAGCCGGGACCTACGTAAATAGCAAGCGTGACGAGAGGGTGAAATGTATTTACGGCAAAGGGAGCCATGAAGCGATATTTACCCAGGAGGAATACGACGAGATCAAGGCATTTATGGCCAGAAAAGCCAAGGGCGGCTACAGCCGGAATAGTATCTATTGGTTTAGCGGCGTGCTGCGTTGCGGCCGTTGCGGGGCGGCAATGTTTGGTCGCCTATCGACAAAGCGGACGACCACAAAGGGAGAAGTCCGCACCCAATATTACATCTGCTCCAACCGGCATCACAGCAAGTCGTGTGACCTTCCGATCTTCCGGCAGATTCATGTCGAGCATTTGGTCCTCCAGTATATCGAGCAGTTGCAGGTCGACATGGACAGACTCACAGAGGAAGCCAAGCGAATAACGGATGATGAGGGTAAGAAAAAGACGGAGATCGATAAGGAGAAACGGGAACTCGCTAAGATATCGGAGCGCCGGGAGAAGTGGCAATATATGTTCGTCGAAGGGTTAATCTCAAAAGACGATATCCGGAAGAAGATGGCCGAGGAAGATACCAAGGAGCGGACCGTCCGGCAGCGGATAAACCAC